TAGCAGATTTAGCTTCAGGCGTTTTAGATACAGATATTACAAGTGTTTCAGGTAGTGATGATACTTTAGCTTCTGCGAAAGCTATCAAAACTTATGTTGATGCACAAACTCATTTAAGTCTTATTGATGAAGATAATTTTGCTACCGATAGTGCTACAAGACCGCCTAGTCAACAATCAGTCAAGGCATACGTAGATGGACAAACTCATTTAAGTCTTATTGACGAAGATAACATGGCAACAGATAGTGCTACAAGACCACCTTCACAACAATCAGTTAAAGCTTATGTTGATGGACAAACTCACGATAGTGGAATTGATGATATTGTTGAAGATACTACACCATCTCTTGGCGGTGATTTAAATTTAAATGGAAACAACATAGATTTTCCAACAACAGCAAATATTTCAGACTGTTTAGATGAAGATACAATGTCATCAAATAGTGCAACAAAATTAGCAACTCAACAATCAATTAAAGCTTATGTTGATGCACAATCACACTTAAGTTTAATTGATGAAGATAATTTTGCTACCGATAGTGCTACAAGACCACCATCACAACAATCAGTTAAGGCTTATGCAGATACTAAAGCATCAACAGGAGATGCTACAAGTCTCGCAATCGCTTTAGGATAACAAGGAGAAAAATAAATGGCAAATACTTTTAAACTTGTGAGCAAAGCAAACGTAACTACAGCAGATATTATTTATACTGTTGCTGGAAGTACGACTACGGTTCTTTTAGGAATCTTGCTTGGCAACACAACAGGTTCAGCTATTACTGCAACTGTTTCATTAGGTTCTGATACTGCTGGTAGAGCAGGAAATAATGATGAAGCCAATCAAACAGTAGAACTCATTACCTCAACAACTATTCCTGGAAATTCCAGTTTGGAAATTCTTGCTGGAAATAAAGTTGTTATGGAAGCAACCGATACATTAACGGTTACTGGTAGTGGTTCAACAGACATAGCACTTTCCATAATGGAAATTACATAATAGGAGAATAACAATATGCCTTTCATAGGACAACAACCAGCATCGGTAGCTTTAACAAGTGCCGATATAACAGATGGAATAATATCAAATGCTAAATTAGCACAAGATATAATTTCAGCAGATACAGCTTTAGGTGCAACACCAGCAGACACAGATGAATTTTTAGTATCTGATGCTGGAGTATTAAAGCGAATGGATTACTCGCATATCAAAGGTGGTGGAAAGATTGGACAAGTTGTAACTGTTCAAAATATTGATACTGAAAGTCAGGTAGCAAATGGTAATGATACCTATTTTACAATCCCAGATTTGACTCGCAGTATTACACCAACTGCGACATCTTCAAAAATCTTGGTGATTTCAAGTTTGACACATAACCATCCTGTTCAACACGTACACTTTAAATTAATGAGAGATAGTACAGATATATCAGTAGGAACTGCGGCTGGGAGTAGAGAATCAGTTTCATGGAATTTTCATGGTGCTTCGAATCAGCAGTTTGGTGCTAGTATTTTTACTCACACATGGCTTGATGAACCAAGTACAACAAATGCAATAGATTATAGTTGGAAATGGTCAAGGCATAGTACAGGAACACTATATTTAAATAGAAGTGAGAGTGATGGTGATGGTCTCAATTATGCTAGAACCGCATCATCAATTACTTGTATGGAGGTATTAGCATAATGACAGATATAGCAAAAGCAATAATAGCAATTAGAAAAGAACAAGATGGTGGTTCTCCAATCGTTAGAATTAGTGCAGAGGATATTAATAGGATAACGTGGCAAGATGGTAATCCAACTAATATTACTAATCAGCAAATCTTGGACAAACAAGTAGAGTTAAAAGCTGAATATGATGCTGAACAATGGAAAAGAAATAGACAATCAGAATATCCAAATCATGAAGATTGTATTCACGCATTATTAGATGGTGGAGATACACTTACAGATTTACAAGCAAAACGAACAACAATTAAAAACAAATATCCAAAAGAAGATAACTAATGGCATATATAGGAAAAACTCCAACAGTAGGCAACTTTCAAAAGTGTGATGCAATCACAACTTCTGCAACTGCTACATTTAACCTTTTAGTAGGTGGTGTTGCAGTATCTCCTGAAACAGCAAATCATTGTATCGTGTCTTTGAATGGAGTTATTCAAGCACCAACTTCAGCTTTTACTATTTCAGGAAGTACAATAGTTTTTAATTCTGCTTTAACATCAGCAGATGTAATAGATTTTATTTTATTATTAGGAAATGTTTTAGATATAGGAACACCAAGTGATGGAACTGTTACTGCCGCAAAAATAGATGATACAGCAATTAGTGGCAAGACAGCTTTAGCAGTTGCACCAGCCGATACTGACGAGTTTTTAGTTAGTGATGGCGGAGTGCTTAAAAGAATTGATTACAGTTTAATTAAAGGTGGTGGTGCATTAACATTTTTAGAAAGAATAACTGCTTCAGGTGCTAGTGCATCATCTTTTGATGGAAATTTTACATCTGATTATACAAATTATATTGTTTATTTTGCTGATTGGTCGCCTGTATCAGATACAGGTTTACAATTTGTGATTAGACAATCTGATTCAGATGTAACTTCATCTGACTATCAAAGTTCAGGACAAGGAAATCAAAGAGCAAGTGGTGCAAATACTTCAATACCAAGTGGTGGATTTGGTGAAGCCTTTGGAAGAATTTCTTACCAATCCACAGATGGAAATACTAACTTTGTTTGTGCTGGACACATTACAATTTATAATCCATTAGGTACAACCGACTATAAAAACTTCACCGTAAATTGTCTCTCTCATGGTACAAGTGGTTCTGACTACTTATATAGCTGGATAGGTACTAATTACTTTGATGGCAACACAACTGCAATGTCAGGCATTACATTTAAAGCCGCATCAGGTAATCATAGTGGAGTTTTCGATTTATATGGAATTAAAAATAGTTAAGGAGAATAGTTATGACACGATATAGACAAATACATGGAGAAAAAGTTCCTTTTACAGCAGAGGAAGAAACTCAAAGAAATGCTGAAGAGGCACAAGAAGTTATAGATAAACAAACTAGAGCAGATGCCGAAACAGCAAGACAAACAAAACTAGCTTCAGGCAAAGCTAAATTAAAAGAGTTAGGTTTAGACGATGATGAACTTAAACAAATATTAGGATTATAACATGGCAATAACAACATTAAATTTAAGAGGAATTAACAGAAGCGATACTGCAACATCAGGTCAGGTTATAACAGCGACTTCGGCAGTTGCGGCAGATTTTCAAGATGCTGGTGGTGGAATGTGGACTAAAATTAAACACCAAACAATTACCTCTGCTACAGCAAGTATGGATTTTGTAGATGGAACGAGTGATGTAGTCCTTGATGGGACATACGAGTATTACATGATTATGTTTAGAAATGCTGTTAATGGTACTTCTGATAAAATTTTACAAGTTCTAATTTCAACAGATACAGGTTCAACTTGGGAAACAACAGGTTATAAGAGTTTTGGTTATCAAGCCGCATATGAGATAGGTCAAACTGCTCGTCAAAATCGTACGACCACCTTTACTGTTATGAACTCTTGTCCACATACTGCTGGTGAAGGAATGTCAGGTTGGATTGTATTTACATCACCAGCTACAGCAATCAAGCCAAGTTGCTTTTACAATATAACAGCAAAAAATAGTCAACATAGTGATGGCATGAACTGGACTGGTGGTGGCATTTATGACACTGCCACTACTTTTGATGGTATCCGATTTATACCAAATACTGGCACTATTACTACATTACAAGCAACTTTATACGGACATACTGATTAGGAGAATTTATGGCAAGATTTAAAATGGTTAATGGAAACAGAGTTCAGTTCACACCTGAAGAAGAAACTGCTAGAGATGCAGAAGAACAGGCATGGGAAGCTGGTGCTTTCGATAGAAAAATTGCAGAGTTAAGAGAACAAAGAAATAATCTTTTATCTCAAACAGATTTCTATGCTTTACAAGACGTAAGCATGACACAAGACATGACGAATTACCGACAGGCATTAAGAGATTTGCCAAGTGGCTTGACTACTGTTGAAGAAGTAAAAGCTGTTACATATCCAACAAAACCATAAATAACATTTAGGTTTTTAACAGGGGGAAAACATCTATAATATGAGATGGCAAAAGCTAAAGGATTATATAACAAGGAAGCTCATGTACCTATTAAAAAAGGGACAAGCCTTGGTAGAAGACCTATAACCTCAACAATGAACAAAGCTAAACGAAGAAATTTTAAAAAATATCGTGGGCAAGGAAAACCTTAAAATGGATGATAAAGTTCAAAACAATAGAGAAGAGATTATAGAAATTTATGGTGAGTTAAAACTCATTAAACAAGAAATTAAGAATATAAAAGAAAATCATTTATCTCACCTCGATTATAAAA